GTGTTTGTATCTGGGATTCTTTTTTAGAAATTTTGCTTCTGGAACTTCAAAAGAAAAATAGTCCGCAAGCTCATGATGTACATGAGGTTCTGCGGACTGTACTGTCAGATATACTTCGTTTTTCTTTTTAATAGAAAGAGTTGTCATCATTGTCCATTTACAAATTTCTCCCACTCAATGGCACTCTTGATCTGGAAACCTCTGTTAGAAATTTGCTTCATGACTTGATCCAACCAGTAAAGCATCTGGTCTAGATATTTGATCTTCGCCTCAAGGTTGATGATCTCGTCATCTGCCTCAAGATAAGTTTTCATTTTTTCTGAAGTCTTGATGCTTGATCCAAATGGTTTGGAGGCGTAAGTTTTAGCGTCTGCTTCGCCTGAGTAATACTCACGTTTCTCTTTGACCATTTTACGAATCTCAAATTCGAGCGAGGTCTTGATCTGCTGAATGTCAGTGTAATGGTTTAAGTATTTATTATGTTGAAAAGGGATCGATAATGCAAGTTGTCCCAGATCTGTGGTATACTGTTTATTCTTAAACTGAAAATCTACCTCAGAATCTTCTGCCCATTGTTCTCTAAGATTATCAAATTTATTACGAAGAGATTCAAAATTCATAAATCAACGCCTTGTTCAGTCTGTATCTTATATCGTTTAAATTTAAAAACAGCAGTAGCAGTTAAGTAATCGATATTTGTTAAGCTAGCATCATACTGAACTCCTGTCAAGCTTACTGGGAATAGATCTTCAAATCTCACATAGAAGTTGCCGTTGAAATTTGAAGTTAGTACCACAATATAACCAGCACTCATTTTGTCAATAGAATCTGAGTGACCTTCAGACAATCCAAACTTACGAATCCAATTCTGGATTGTCATGTAGTTAGTGAAGTCTTCATCAATCAGAAAGGTAACCTGCAGATCACCATACTCAACACCACCGCTACCAGGGATTGGAATGTTTCTAAACTTGCTTCCCAGACTAGCAACAGGCATCGAGATGTCTGGAATGTTTGCAGATTGACAGAAAAAATCTACCCCCTTAAAGTTTTCCAGACCAAACTGAAAACCAGTAGGAGATAGATAATTCCTATTTGATGGCTGCAGATTATACCAGTCAGCAGGCATGTCAACTTCCCAAGCTACTTATTATTTATGGGTTGTTTGCATCGATGCCTAGAGACCTGAGGTAGAGTATCCACCATTCAGGATTTTTAGATACTCTCCAATTCGGAACACTCTCTTCTTTAGATGAATACCATTCAAGTAACGCATCATCGATAATCTGTGCGACTTCCATATTCTTCTTCCTCCACATCAACATCTTCATATGGGTTTTCCATAAATGGTCCTCGTTCTCGAAATGGTTCTTGTCTGACATATTCTTGTTCTGAATTTACAGCGGCAATCCACACAGATAATTTCATGACAATGTATATAATAATCAATGGAACAAAACAACCAATTAAAACAACTGTTTCTTTAGATGTCATCTTCGTCTTCCCAATAACCGTCGAATGGTTCTTCACATAGTTCACGATGTTTTAAAAACATCATAGCCTGCCTTAACAGCCTTTCATCCTCCTCAGTAAATTTTTCTTTATCTTCTTCTTTCATACACCCTGAACCCAATTTTCAGCGTATTCTTCAGCGTCACTTTCGTGATTGAAATTTTTTGTATGTGATGATTTATCTGATGTTGCAAAAACTTTGTAGTGATGGTATGCCTCATCATCAACAAAACATACTTGTGCTTGACGAATTTCATCGTCACTGAAAAAAGTAGTGAGGATTTTCATTGCACTGCTTGTAAATATTCTCTGAAGGATTCTTCTATTCCATCTGTAGTTTGATTACCCTGACTCACCCAGTCATGACAAAACTCATATAAATGTTTGGAATGTTTGAGATTAAAATATTGTTTGCGTAGGATTATAAATGCGTCTGCACGCAACTTCATCCTTTCGTCACTATACCTCCAGTCCTGATTCATTGATAATACTCCGATACAATATCAAGAATTTCGCTTAATGTCACTTGTGCAGAATGTTTTTGTTCTGCTGTCCAATCTCTATGGCAGAGATGGTCATAGAGTTGATTTTTATGGCGCATCAATCGTGCTTCCATTTCAACTTTAGATAGTCTACCTCTCATTTGTTTGATTGGATAATGGTTCGTTAAGTTTCATTTTTCCGAATGCCATATTATAATAGGGCGTTCTCACTTTGTCAGCTTTTTCAAGTTGTGCAACAATTGAAGACCAAATTAAATATTGCATTTGACTTTTCATAATAGTTTAAACATAATAATATCTATTTAATAAAAAAGGCACCCCGAAGGATGCCTTGTGATGATTTGTGAATAGAATCACATGAGGTTTTGAACCATAACACGACGGTAATACTGGTTGCGGGAAGCGGTAAGTGCTTCAGCATCAGGTGTACCGTTAGCCTGTGTGACGAATGGGTTAGCGACCATGCCGTAGCGGGTCTTAAAGCCAATCTTGGGCTGGAAGGTGTCAGGACCGATGGAACGAACCATCTGGAGGGGTACATATGGGCAGTAGAATAGACCTGCGTCATATGGGGAAGAACCCTTATAACCAACAACATAGTAGTGGCTGTTGGAGAGGTTAGCAGAATAAGGATCAACATAGACCTTGATTCTGCCGTTCATGGTGCCGACAAGGAGGTTACCAGTGTCATCAACTTCACCGATGGAAGGACCACCAGCGCCAGTTAGACCAGAGGTATAGTCTAGGGTGCCAGACATAGCGAGAGCAGAAGCAACATCAGCAGAGGTGATCAGGAAGTTGCCCTTTCCTCTACGAGTCTCTTGTGCAATTGCGTTAGCATCGCGCTCGACTTGGAACATTAGACCTTTGAACTTTTCAACCGACCAACGACCGTTGGAGTCAACATCGAGGTCAAACTTACCAGCGTTAGCAACATTGTTCTGAGCACCAGGCTTAGCGATGGTGTAAACAGTACGAACGACTTCGCGGTTGATTTCAGCAAGGATTTCGCTAGACAGAATGTTAGCGAGCTCTTGCTCAGCATCAAGACCGTGGATTGCCTTGAGGTCTTGTGCTAGTTCTAGAGTGTATTCTGCTTTGAGTGCTCTGGACTTTGCAGTCACAGAGGTCTTCTCGATCGAGAAGCTCATCTCGCGGAACAGTTTACCAGATTCGCCAAGTGCCTCAGCATCTTCACGAGCCATTGGTGTTACACCACGATCGTAGGTGCCACCGTCGTTGAGGAGACCAGGGTTGCTGCCTGCAACTGGGTTAGCAGTATCGTATGCGTTTGCAGTTGCGTCATAACCTGCAGAGAAGTCGCTGTCGGGCTCATTATAGAGTGCCTCAACGCCACCACGACCTTCGTAGTGAGACTTCATTGCAAAGATTAGACCAGTAGGACCAGACATAGGCTGGACACCACAGATGTCATATGCAACGAGGTTAGGCATTGCACGACGGATCAGGGAGATCATTACAGGATCGAAACCTGCAAGTCCACCAGTCTGTGTGGTTAGACCAGAACCAGATAGTGCGTTACCACCGATAGCACCAGCATAGTTACCTGCTGCGCCGCCAGCTTCTGCTAGCATACCGCGCTCTTCGCGCATGAATCTTTCTTGGTTTTCTAACAGAACAGCGGTAACAGCCTTTCTATAATTGTCTTTGATAGAGCCTGCGCTCTCATGACCTAGAACAGGTGCCCACTTTTCCGTTAGAGCTTGTGCGTTAAACATTTGAGTTTACTCCGTTTTTTTGCTCTTGGATTAGTGTTACGAATTAGACCAGCGGGAGAGTGCCTGCAAGTATGCCGCCATTGCTGGAGACTGTACCTCGGACTCAACTGGTGTTTCATCAGATACTTCGCTGACAGTAGTCTTTTCCTTAGGGAAATACGACTCTTTGATTGTGTTTAGTTTCCTAGAGAATTCCTCTTCGGAAACAAAGTCAACACCCTCAGCAAGTGCAGCGAGTTTGTCTTTTTGTGTATCTACAAGACCTTCGGAAATATTATTCAGAATGACTTGCTTCTTAGACTCATTAAGACGATTTTGTAGTTTCACATTTGCCTTGACCTGTTCGTCTAGGCGCTCTTCCATCTCACGAATTGTGTCAGCCATACCTTCAACCACATCGACTTTCTCGTCTGGGATTGAGATATAGTGCTCTTCAAAGAGACCCTTCAGACCTGCGATGAAGTCTTCAGTAATCTCATTTCTGATTCCACGGTCAATAGCAACTTGAT